CTTCCAGAAGTGCAAACAGATAAATTTTATGTCAAAGAAACCGTCTTCCAGGTTCCCCAACCACCATTCCACCATTTTATTCTAAACACTAAAAAACCACCATAGTTATTAGTTCTAAATTGTACTGTTGACTGTCCCAGATTATGACTGAAGACAAGAAGCGTTTGATCATTGTATGAAGTGCCTTTTATTGCATATACTCCAGGCTCATACACTTTATCAATATCGTCTTCAGTTTCTAATTGGATATACCCTTTTCCTTTAAATATAGTACTACTGCTAACTCCTAACAGTCCTTCCAGTACTGAGGCATTGGCTTTCAACGCCTCACTTAATTCCATCTTTTCCATAATATTTTTTATTTACCAGTTTCCAAATTGTTTTTCTTATAATCCTGCCATGAGTCGGCGAGCTGCCCCACCGAAGCGGAAGTGTAGAGGTCAAGTATATGAATCTCGTCATCGGCAAGCTCCACAAGCTCGTTCCGATAGATCTTCTCCGCAAGCACGTGCGCCGGAAGACCGGGCACGTTCCTGTAAATGCCGTCAGCAATATCCTTACGGATATCCGCTATCACCATATCCTGTCTGTCTATCCCCGTGAACAGGGGAAATTTTGTAAAATCAACTTTCATAATATTCTTAATTAAATACTGTTATCCGCAATAAAACATAACCCAATAATTGCCCATACATTTAACGAATCCGGACGCATAATCCAGATCAATGGAGGACATCTCTTTTCCTCCGGGGGCAGGCAGGATGCGCCCGCCTGTCAGTCTTACCCCGCCGCTCATACGTTTGAAGTATATGGTATGTCCCGGAACATCCGGAGGAAGTGTCACTTCTATATTACCCGTATTAATAAACATCACATTGTCATCATTGTTATTCAGGGAAGTGCTGACGGATATGTTCCTCCAGTTCCCCACTATGCCATGAAGAGACACATAACTGTCATTGTTCGGATGAAGGAAAATGTTACCCCCCTCCACGAACAGAGGAATGCTCAGGGTCTTGATGTGCATCCCGATCATGGCATTCGGACTCTGTATGTCAATTCCGGCATCATACGATATCCCTTCGATTGTGACAAATTTCGTGTTCCCTCCGATTTTTACACGTGCAAATGTCCTTTCGTTATAAAACTCTATCTGTCCGGCAGACAGGTTGAAACCGACATGGGAATCCGTCCCCTCATAAAGAGTTTTTGAGGACAACATACCGGAATCTATGGAAAACGGACCGATACGTCCGCTATCCGCCGTGATTTTTCCGCTGATGTCCACATTGACCGCCATGATACCGTCCGCATCAATCATGGACGCCTTGATCTTCTCGGTCAGCAACAGCTTGGTGGCGATAAAAGTCCAGCTCTGTGCTACCTCCCAGTATTTTATTTTTCCCGAAGCCACATTCTGTTTGGGGGGTTCCGTCGATACCGACGTATGCGAACGGATGCACAGGTACAGCAGGTTGTCATAAAGTACAATGTCGTAAAACTGCTGCCCTTGCTTGCCCTCCAGGTAAGACACAGACGCCTCCCATACACGCATACGCATGCGCGCCCCCTTATCTCCCTTGTCACCTTTTGGAGCAAAACTGACCTGTCCGGTTCTAGTCACCAACGGCATATCACCTCCTTATTCCTTGGTTGTGATGGTCCATGCCACGTTGCCTCCTGCCTGCTGGCACATGTCCCAAGTACACGTGCCGGAAGTGGCTGCTGTACCGGAAGTAGACGGGTTAAGGACTACTCCTGCACTGTCCATGAACACGAAATAGAAAGTCATGTCCTTGTACTTGGTGGTACTTCCACGCTTGACCAGAATGGGCTTATAGACCACCGTGTCACCACTTTCCCGGATGGTCTCGTCCTCGGGCGTGGGATTCAGGATCAAATCAAACGGATCGGACGCATCCATTACGGACTGCGTGTCCTGACCGATGAGCTTGCCGCCCTGGTACACCTCCACTCTGAACACACCTGTCGTGTCAACCATATCGTTGGTGACGGTCAATGTCTGTGTGGTCTTTCCGCTCAGCACGCTCCACGCACCGTTGACCTGGTTGTACCACTTGTACGCCAGTCCGGTAGTGATCTCGTCACTGCCCATGCGCGCTACGGCTTTCAGAATGCAGCTCTGCCCTTTGTCCCGAAGGGTAAAATACTTGTTGTCACCGGCAATGATCGTCACATGCTTTTGGTTTCCGACCCCCTTGGTGATGGGGATGCTATAGACGAACTGGACGGTGTCGCTGGTATTCCCTATCGTCACGGTAGCTTCACCCTTGATGGTACAAGAGGCCGCTCCACTCGCCTTGACCAGATTCTTGACGATCTGCAATCCGTAGTAATCCGTCGTACCGGGCTGGTAAGGGATAAACTTGAAATGTCCCGTCTCACCGCCAAACGTGTTGGTGGAGACATTGCCCGAGAACTTGATCTCGACATCATTGAAATACCATTTCATGGAGGAAGGAACCACCAGCCCTTCCGCCACCCGCGAAGAGGTGAGAATGAAGGACAAGACGGGCTTGAGCGAAGCGAAATCCGGTGCGATGTTCGTCGGCGCGGACGCTTCGCCCATATACTCCTGATACAGATCTCCCTGGTTACACTGGATGGCAGGCATGTATACGCCGCCCTTTTGCGAAAATATGACCTGTCCGGTCGCGCTGGCCAAACTCATGACGCTCCTCCTTCCCCGGTCGTTTCCGTACTATCCGTGCCTTCGGAGCTTTCGGTGTTGTCCTCCCCCCAAGAGGCAGGTGTGAATACTTCGACGGGATGGTCCGTACCGTCTATCTCTTCTTTCGCCGCCTGCGGGGTCAGGCAGATGCCGCCCGCTTCCTTGGCCCTGTCAAATACCGTGTCGCCGGGGAAACGTGCCACGTCCGCCTGCCACAATAATACATTGCCATCCGCTGTCCTGTTGCGGATATCGGTCAGATGCAACCGGTCGGCAACCTCCTTCGTTACTTTAATGTAAAATGCCATAATTCTATTGTTTTTAATGTTATCCAAATTTTCTTACTACTACCGCCTTGCCCCCCTGTGTGAGCACCTTGCCGCTTTGTGTCAGCGCCACGTAAGGGCCTCTGTCCTCCACCTCCAGCTTTAACATCATGCCGTTGCTGAAAGGTATCCTGGGAGAGTATCCGTCGGCAACCTTGGCATATCCGGCATCTCCGCTCTTCTTGACGTACCAGTGGCAGTTAAACATGGCGGATGGATTCGGGATAACCCCCATGGTATCCCGAATGACGGGTCTGGGAAAGATGGCGTAAGTCCCATCCGGAACACCCGTAGGTACGCCCTCCCAGTCGGCTTCAATCTTCGGAATCCTGCGGCGTATCACCGTAGAGACTGCCGGGTCCGATATGCCCGGGGTTGATGCCGGAGTCCCGGAAGCCGCATAGGTGGCCTTGCAGACAATCGTGATGTCATCACCTATATAATTGCGGTCAATCTTATATACATTCTTGTTCAGTGATACAAACTCCCAGTCGTTGTCACCCGCTCCTGTGGTTATCGCCTCCAGCGCTCCCGTAGACAACAGACGGTACCAGAAGAACTTGCATTTGCCCGTAGCCGTCACGTCCGTGTCGCCTACCATCAGTTTAGCCGTGATGGTCTGTGCGGTGATGTCACGCACCGGGTTCCAGTCCAGCGTGGACGGGCTGTCTATCGTCAATACGGGGATCGCATCCGTACCGTCAACCGCGCGGACAAGACGGCTCATCTGAAAAGTAAACAGCTGTCCGGTACGTGTGTCGGCATATTCCGCGTAAAACTCCAGCGTGACGGGTTTTAGGACGGTGACATTTTTTTTCATTGTGATCTGTCCCTTGCTGTCACCGGACTCCGTAATGCTGTAGCCTGTGTTTGTCGATGTGATAAGTGTGCGTGTGGTTCCGATGCGCTCGTACCACTTCATGTTGGTCAGCCTGGAGTTGACCGCCCCGATTTTAGTCACCGCTTCCGGATCGGTGGCGTTGCACCGCGGAAACAGGACCAGCGGTGTCAGCGTATAGTCCGGAGTGTATTCAGCTTTGTCAGCCTGGTAGACCTGCATGTCCGGCACGCTGCCCACCACCTCGATGTTACAACTGGTTTGTAACAGCCGGTAGTTGATTTCTATTTTTCGTTGCTTTGTTGCCATTGTATAAAACCATTTTAAAATGTTACAAAATTCTCCGCCACTTCAAACTGCTGCCCGTCACGCAATAACGCCTGTGCTTTAAACGTACACACCCGCATGTTGGTATAATTCGGTCCGAGATCATCTATCGTCAGAGGAAGATTTTTCCCGGCGCCGGCACGCTTCACCGCCCATGCGTTATCTTCTGATACATTCCCGGTATCACGCGTCCAGCTCACATCAGCGTCAAGTATATGATCTGTCACGTCACGGTTGTACAGCTTGCCGGTAATATATAGCGTTGTGGAAAAAGTCTCGATATCAAAATACCACCCCTTTGTGCTGCCGATCTCTATCGTAAATTCCGGGTTCCCTTCCAGCATCGCCCATCCGGCCGCCGCATATTGCGGTTCGTCGGCTGTTCCCGTCATCAGGCACTTCCATTTGCAGCCGTAGTGCCAAACCGTGTCCGCCCGCTCCTGCGTATTGGTGTAAGGATTGTCAGAGGACGCGACTTCGGCCGACCAAAAGCCACGGTCCACCAGTTCCTGTACGGGCAGTCCCTGCCAGTCCACCCGGTAAAGTTCACCGAAGATGCCGGCACGGGCGAATATGTACGAGTGCTTATAGTTGACGGGGAGATTGTCAAACAAATCCAAATTGGGCAAACGCCCCAATATCATGTAATAGTTGTTCTGTTCCAAGACAGGCTTCGTTACTCCTTCCAGCCAGACAAGACATTTATCCGTGGTGGCGGACAAATACCAGTAGCTTTGCCTGTCCTCATTGAAGGCGTTTCCTCTTCTGGTAATGATCGTCAACTCTGTGGGAGGATAGTTTTTACCGCCCGGCACCTCACTGTCCGGGTATGACAACACCGAGATGGAGTTGGCCGGGACATTCTTGGACAGCACGCGCATCCACGAGGCGTAATACTCCCCCGTTGAAAAGAGGTTGTTTACAATCCCGTACACTATATCACCCTCCTGGAATGCGGTGAAGTCATTCTCCCAGCGCTTGCGCAATTTCAGGGTATAAGTTCCGTCGCTCTCTAAAGCCACGGACTCAATGACTCCGTTCTCGGAATATGAGGTGTCGCCTTCCTGTGCGTTCAGACGGTTATAGATGATTTCCTTGAACACTGCGGAGCCGCGTACCTCAAGACGCTCGAACTGACCGCGCCCGTCAGGATAGATACCGGCACCTTTACCGGCAATCATGGAGTCGATGAACTTGCCGAACTTCAATAAGAAATTTGTTCCGTCCGCTTGATCCTTACGAAGGAACATTACTAAGGAGCGCAATGCGGAATACACGTTACTATCCGTGGCCGGTGTAGAGTCATTCCTTCTTATCACATACACACCGCTGTCACCATCGCCCGTATAGGTCTGTCCCTTTAGGGTAAGGCTCTCAACCTTTTCCTCCAGCTCCCCGATACGAGAATAGGCGGCGGTTTCCCCGACAGTATATATAGGGGAATCATAAGCTAAATCAAGATTGAATTCAAATCCGATAACCCTTGACTGCCTTCCGTTCTCGAAATAAGCCTTGTTGATAAGGTTGACCTTTTGACCGATGCTGTAGAGGTTGTGAATGCCATCCTCACGGTATGCGTCATTTGACATCATCGTGCAGCCATAAGTACTCGGGTCTATCTTGGATTTGGCAGCGTACTTTTCAGTCTTTTCCTTCAGCTCCTGCTCGGCGGCACCCACAAGCCCAAGTTCGGTTATTTTCGTGCTGTCCCAGCCGGAAAGCACATATTCATCTCCATCCTGGGGAAAGAGCACATCACCGGGAAGCGGTCTGCCATAGTCCTCATTCCTGACTATCTCCCAAAGCTGTGCCTCAGGGTTCCATCCGCCATCCTCCAATTTCTCCGGCTTTCCCTCAGGATTGAACTTCACGGCAAACTCCAAACCGTTGAGAAGTCCGGATGCGAAACGTATCCTCAGCTCCTGACCGGGGAGGATATATTTCTCGGAAAAGTTAACACCCGTGTCCCTAAAGCGGTAGGCATTCCATTTTTCCTCGGTGGTTGTGCCGTCCTCATTCTCCACCTTGTCCGTCACTTCGATAGTGGTGACATCCGACATGATGCCTGTTCTTCGAGGATAGACTTCATCGAAGATAACCACCTGCTCGACGGCTTCCTCGGTAGTCATATCAGGATAAGCGTCAATGTAAGGAGTGCCTTCGGGAAGCATCAGCCTGCGCTGCACCACGCCGTTCACAACCACGGTCTCGTCAATGGGGCGGTAGTCTGCCGGTATGTTACGGGTGGAACCAAAAGCGTAGATACGGGTGGCATAGGTGGACTGGGATTCTGACTGTGACATTTCCTGCACGTTTTTCCCGATCTCGAAATCCACCGCGTCACCGGACTCACAACGCCCGAAATGGATGATGTTTTCAGTCACCCAACATTCGCAATCCCATTTCTTCGCCATCTCAAAACAAGCGTCAAGGATGTTGATGTTGTCGTAACTCATCAACTGGGACTTGTTTTCGACTGTGAAATCAATGGAGAAAACAAAATCCTGTCCTTTGTATGTGTAACCAAGAGCTTTCAGATTTCTAAGGACTATACCGGCTTGTACGTCAAGCGGAGCGGTCAGGTTCCAGGACGCTTCCTGTCCGGCCGTCTCCGGGGTATATTTGAAGATTTTGTTTTTCCATTTCCAGTAGTAAGCGTCAAGCTGAAGCTCATAGTCGTATGCCCCAGTTTTCCTGTTGTACTTGGGTTTGTACAGATCGCATAGTTCGAACCGCCCGAAACGTGTGTCCTCCGTCCAGTCGCCCAGTTTGAAAAAGACAGGAGATTTCAGGGAGAACTTCAAAAGTATAAAGTCCTCCTTCATCAGAGTGAACTTACGTTTGCTGCCTTTTCTGACAACATCCTGGTAACATGGTGTACCAGCTGAATTTCTGATCTCAATTTTCATACAATATCTTCCCTGTCGCCCGGATTGGGCTCTTTGAGTTTGACCATAAACTTACCCCGGCATTTTCCGTAACTTCCATACTTGCCGCAAGACAGATAGTACAGATTGTAAATCTTTCCCAGTGCCGGAATTTTCAGTGCAATTTTACCCTTTACCAGTTCGGATACAAAGGACGAATATTTATCCAGATAGTCACTTTGCGAGTTTCCCGTAATAAAAAAAGGCAGGCTGAGCTCCCTAGAATCCATCTTACAGATCTCAGGCGATGAAGTAATCTGTACGCCATGTTCCAACCTGCTGTCATTTTCGATATAGTCCTTCACAGGAGGGGGTGTCAGTATAGCCTCCAAAGCTCCGTCCATCAATTCCGCACCCCATGTACTCCAGATATTCCTGCCATTAATAAAAGCATTCCTCTCCATAATCACATTCCTTTTGTGTTTTTTTCTATCTCGGCAAGAGTGTCGTCCATGCCGCTCAATATGCCGGTATATTTCTCAATTTTCTCCAAATGATCGTTGCATTCATGCAATACATCACGCATTTCCGTGACACACACCGAATGAGCAGCAAGTTCCTTTGCCATATTCAATGCCGCCGTGGAAATAATAAGCATATTCGCATTCATTTCCGTTCCTTTGGTTTCCAAACGTACATTAGACTCATACATGGCTGTCAGCCGTCCGCTGATCTCCTCACCTGTTTCCTGGCTCATGGTGGTGGAATATCCTTTGGAAGAGGATTGGGAATAAGAGTCTTCGGATGCGTCCCACCCGAAGATATCCGCCAGACTGTCTCTCTCGGCCAGCACTGCTTCAGACAACTGTTCCTGCATCTCACGCAATGCATCAACCTCATCTTTCGTATAACCATCCTCACCATATTCTGCCCAGGTTTTATATAGTTTTCTGACCTCTCCCTTGTACTTGTCGGCCATCATGGCTCTGATAATGGATTTGCGGAGCTGTTCCTCCAGATTCTCGGCCAGTTCTTCATTTCCGTTCTCCAGATCGGATATCATCTCCCAGTAAGAATCCTCAAAACTGTCAAAGGATATACCGGTAACCTGTTCTTTCACCGCCTCCAGTATTTCCTTTTCCGTTTCGCCATATTTGATGATATTTTCCAGATGGTTCCTGAACTCTCCGTCCATAACAGACCAGAGACCGGCATAATTCTCCCTGATGGACTGCAAGACTTCCGGGGACATATTGATCATATCCTTCATCTCGTTGAACGTCACACCGTACTCCCTGGATATCTCCCCGGCGACATCACGCCAGTTCTGTCCTTCCCATTTGTAGGAGCCTTTCCACATCCTGTAACCCTGGCTGTGACTTCCGATACTGCTGCCGGCACTCAGACGTGCCTCGGCAAGTTTCTTTTGTACATCCAGCTCGTTTTTTGCAATATTCAGAGCTTCCTCTCCGGCTTTGGATGCTTCTGCACCGTAACTTTCATTTATATATGCCTTTTTTTTGTCAAGCAGCTCGTCCCAGATATCCAGTAGATTATCATACTGCGCCACCATCTCATTATAACCGGAATAATCAGCGCCATGGAAAATACCACCGGCCCCCTTGATTCCAAAAATGGACCCCACCGTATCGAAAATTCCTCCTACGGCATTGCTCACAGTTTCCAGTATATTTCCCACGAATTTGTCAAGCCCCTGGTCACCGATCTGGTCAAGTATGGCCAGGATGGCAGCAATAATCCCGCCTATCTTCGATCCGGATTCCGAGAGTACGTCAACCAATGACCCGACACTATCCCCGAATGAGGAAAGACTTACATCCGCCTCCCCGAGCTGTGCAATGGCATTGGTGACTCCGGTTATATTGTCTATAGCCTTCTTTGATGACTTGTCCACATTCGTTTTCGCATTCGTGACATTCTGGGATGCTGTATTAAGCTTTTTCTTCGCCACCTCCTGCTCGGCATGTGTTCCACTTTCCAAGGACATATTATATTCATCCTGAGCCTTGGTCAGTTCCTCCTGAGCTTTTCTCAGATTGTCCAACTGGTCTGGAAGATCACCAAGCAGTCCGCCTTTGTCAATAATGGCGGATTGTATCCCGTCTAAAGCTTCGTCAACAACCTTTTTTTGCTCTACAGCCATATTCTTATACTCATCGGATTCACGGAACAGTTTCAACTGTGCCCTGACTTTGTCAAGCTCTTTTTTAGACACCTTACTTAAATCCCCGAATATCAACTCCCAATTGATCTCCTGCTTCAACTTCTCAACATCCAGGGCCGACAGAGCTTCCTCAAACTCCTTTTGCAGGGATGCGATCCTGCCTGCATCAGACTCACTATCCATCAAATTCCTGTATTTGCGCGTCAACGCCTCCTTTTTCCCTTGGAAGGTGCCGTATTTGATCAGATATTCGTCCCATGCACTTTCCTGCTCACGCAAACCCTCTTTCCTCTGACGTCTGGTGGTGTTGCTGATGATCGTGTCAAATGCCGACGTATCCACGGACACCGAGTACGAGTCAAAGGATTTTTTCACATAACGCTTGTCCTTCTTCGCCTTCAGTTCCTCCTCGGCCTCGAACTTTTCTTTCTCAAACCGGATTACAGCCTGGATATAGTCATCCTTCTGCCGCCGCAGAAGCGATATCTCCCTGCGGTTGTCAAGTTCCCGCTGTGCCAGTTCCTTTTCAGCCCCGGCCTCCATAGCATCAATACGGGTTTGGGCTATCCGGTATTCCAGTTCCTCCTCCTGACGCTGACGCTCCTGCAAATGTTTCTTCTGCAAGTCCTCCAGTTTCACACTCTGCGCATTAACCGCATTGGCTTTCTGAGGATCCACCTGGATATCCGTCTTGCCGGAAAGAATGGTGCGGGCCATGTCCCTGTACTCGCTGCCCGCATTCTTTTCGTCTGCAAGCCATGTTTCCAGCTGTTTCTTGTTCATCTTGATGAACTCATCCCGCATCTTGATCCTCTTCTCGTTGTCCTCCAGGGACTTCTCCAGACTCTCACCCCGCAGTTCCCGGATTCGGAGCTCAGCACCCTTGATCATGTCGCCATACTTCCTGACATCATCATCAATACGTGCCAGTGTGCCCGGAGTATTATCGAACCAGGAGGTGGAATATCCGGTATTGCTCATGGAAAAAGTCACATACACCCCTCCGGCCTGCTGCGCCTTCAGCGCGTTCTGGTATTTCTTCCTGTATTCCTCCAGATTATTCTCCTCTTCCTTGATGGCTTCCCGGTTCATATATTCCAACAGTACCTTCTGCTGCCGCACGAACTCCCTGGCTTTGCCGCTGGAAATATCCAGTGCCTGTCCGTATTCCCCCACTTTGGTTATCACTCCGGGAATATTGTCCGTGATTTTGGTGATGATGGAATTAAGTTCGGCCTGCTCATCCGAGGATAGTCTGGTCTTGGTCTTCAGCTCATCATATCGGTCCAGCAACGGCATATACTCGGAATAAAGGCTTATAGCCCGTTCCTTCTGTTCATAAAACTTTTCATTGGCGGTGGATACTGTTGTATTGACAGTTTCAGCCATTCTGTTTTTCAGGCTGATCCATAAATCTCCAAGCCAGGACAACCGTCTTCCTAGTTTCAATTTGGCATTTTCCAGCCTTGCATCAGCCTGAGCAGCCTTGTCAGATGCGGATACATACAATTCGGATTGTGTTAGCTGGCGGTCTATGATATTGGACACCCCTTTCATGAAATCACCAGTTTTGGCAACCTCCTCATTGATTTCTGCGGCGGAAAGTCCCAGGTTGTCCAGTATAAGAAGTGACTTGCGCCCCAGACCGGTTACAATCGAGTCTGTCATATATTCCACACTTTGACCGGTCTGTTGTGCCTTCAACTGGGCGAATGCCAGATATTTTCCCATATCATCAACCGGGATCCGGAAATCCTTTGCCTTGACCGTCGCTTTCATCAGCTCAAGATCCGACAAGGCTCCCTTAGTGGCGGTACGAAGGTTTGCAAGAAGATCAGGGCGGTCCAACTTCTCAAATGCATGAAGAACTCCGTCAGCTTGAATGGCCACCTCCACACTTTCCTTGACAAATTCCTTTGCCTTGGACATGCCGTCTTTGAAAAAATCAAGGGCAGCCGCTCCGGCGGACGCAAAAAATCCCACCACCATAGCTTTCATATTCCCCAGTTTCAGGAATGACCCGGAAGTTTCATTGGTTCCGCCACGCAGACGGGCCATCGCCTCTCGTGTTTCCTCCAGCTGCTTTTCCAAGCGGGCATATTCTTCCGGATGAAGGGACTTGACAGTATTGTCCAGCTGTTTTTGAAGCCCGCGGGCTTCTTTGGCCAGTTCCGCATAAGTTTTCTCGGTGCTCTTCATGGAGGAGCGGAGAATCTTCACTTTCGCATTATTATCGGATATGACTTTGGAATTGGATTTCAGCTCTGCCTCCAGACGTTTGTACTCATCGCTGCCTTTCTTGCCGGAGGCTACCAGTTCTGTCATCGAATTGCGCAAGCCGTCATTCGTCCGTTGCAGCTCACGGGAGGACGCGTTTAGACGGTTCAGTTCCTCACGGGCCTCACTGGTATTCAGGGAGAGAGTGAACTTTATATAATCATCTTTCAGTTTCTTGTTCATACGGTTACTTTTCGGCAAAACTAGTAACCGGCAAGGAAGGGGCAAAGGACGGGAGAACATAAGAAGCCCCGCATATCCATGGACAGCGGGGTATTCAGTATAATAAATGTTTCAATCAAAATCAAGATAGAGAAGCTTTTCTTCTAAAAGATATGTCTTCCTACATTTATAATTAATTACAATTATATTTATAATATCAGAAATCTTATTCTTCTTCTTCGATGATTCCTAATATCCAATTAACCCATGATAGAACAGTTGAAGCCCTTCTCCTAAATGTTGTTTCTGAATTAATGTTATAAAGGTTTGAAGTTTTCATAATTCTCACTATTTCATCTTTGGTAGGTTCTTCTGCTTTTTGTATATATAGTGCTAAAGTCCTATTAAATGCCCTATGAGCCAATATTGATTTGATAAATTTCAATTGTCTCTCAACAATACTTCCAGTCTTGAACAAAGAAAGGCCTACATCAGTTAATTCAAAAACGGTTTTATCATTTACTTGGCTCTTTTTGACTAAATTTAAATATATTGCAGCATTCGTGTAATAATCCACCTGCCGCATATCGAAAGAATCCTTTTCCTTAAAATCATAGTTGCAACTTAACGCTTCTTTCGTGTAATCCTCGTCAATATTATTGTATAATATTTCACAAAAATTTATGATCCTTTCAAAAGAATCAGCTTGTGGGAAAGGTACATTTGTGGGTTCATCTACAATAGATATGGACTTTAGTATTTCTTGTATTGTTTCAATATTCAGAAGCTGCTCAGAAGTATCTTTCAGACGATACTTTTTTTCTTTGATGAGTACTATGGAATTGTAATTACATAATTCATTGAACTGATATTCACGCAAATGAAATATACCATTAGTATAAGTAAGAAAAATAGGGCGGATCTTCTTCATTATTCGACCTTGCCATAAGCGATAAGGATAATACAATTGTCTGATTAAGAAGTCAGAAGATAAATTATTTTTAGCTTCAATTAAATTTAATGATGTAGCCCCCTCATATCCACCGTCAATCTCAACTTGTGCATTTTGAACATCAACATCAAGGAACAAATTTTTTTCTCCAAACTTTCGGACTTTAAAACTAAATGCTTGTGACCCCATTCTCCCACTGACAGTCGGCACTAAATTTTCATCTTGAGTGAAATCTTCAATGATCCGGGAAACATACGCACAATTAATCGCTAATGCCTCGCTTGTTATTGTTGAAAAATCAAGGCTTTCTATATGCGATGGTATTGCAAACTCTGTAATATCAAGATTAGGAGTTTCTATAAAATTTTCAAATGTTTCGATTTTAGATATTATATATCCTCCTCTTGAAATTGGAAGAATAGAAAGTTGTCTATCTGATAACGTCTTAGGAAGCTGAAAGCGATGATCAAATTTTGTCATTAACCTAGCTTCTCTAAATTCATTTATAACTTTAGAACTAATAATATATTGACCATCTCTACTTATGGCACCATCTATGTTATATTTTTCAAACAGTTGAGCCCATGCACTTTCATTTTTTGAATCACTCATAATTGCTAATTAAAAATTCATTTACTTGTCCTCTTTTGGTTGAATCTGAGTTTACAGCTCGAATGGCTTTTACAATATGGATATTATATCCGGCATAAATTTCTCTTATAAAATCAGCTGATGAATTTGACAACAAGAATTTTATCCCCCTGTCATTTAACGAATTACAAACATTCCTTAAACGAATTTGATCTTCTTCTGACCAGCCTCCTTGTATATACCCCGTAAAATTTGAGCTATCAGAAAGGGGATGATATGGAGGATCCAAATATACAAAAGAATTAATTGGTATATCTTTTAGTACCTCTTCATAGTCACCACTTAATATTTGTATTTTAGATGTATTCAAATATTTACTTACAGCTCTTATTATAGGTTCATTAACAATATTCGGATTCTTATATTTTCCAAATGGAGAATTAAATTCTCCTGCGTTATTTACTCTATATAATCCATTATAACAAGTCTTGTTAAGGTATATAATCCGTGATGCTCTCTCAATCTTGGAAAGATTTTTAAACGATGGTTTTCTATCAATAGCACGAATTTCATAAAAATAATCTGCTGTATTTTCATGTTTTTTCAAGTCTTCTATCAATTCATCAGGATTATCCCGTATTACTTTATAGACATTAATAAGTTCTTCGTTGTAATCATTTATAATAGCACGTTTAGGTTGTAATTCAAATAATAATGCCCCGCCTCCTATGAATGGTTCATAGTAAGAACAATTTGACAGTCCTTTTGGCAACCTTTTTTTTATTGTTGGTATAAGCTGTCTTTTACCACCAACCCATTTTAAGAAAGGTACTACAAGTCTATTTTTTGCCATTATAAATAAATATATTAAAGTTCTTTACGTCCAACATTATTTTCTATTACCTTCCTTCTTTACTTTTTATTATTCACTTTGTTTTCCCATGTGAGTAACTTTATTACATGATACGCACATTCTAACGACACTGCAAATATATAAAAAGGAAACTACAATATAATTATCAGACTGAAAATAATAATTAATCTATAATGCAAAAATTGCATTAGCACTCTCAAAGCTAATGAGGACGATATCCGGGACGATACGCACTGTCATTCCCGTCCGGCCAGGGAAACAACTTCTCCAGCCGGTTGCGGATTTCCTTGCGGAGCGAATCGGACATGCCCGCTCTCAGATCAGGCAATGCGTTGTTGTATACTATCCCCCATATCTGACGGTTATAGATACGGAGATCGCGTTTCTCCCGCATGTCAAGAAAACGTATATAAAGAGGGTAGCCCGTTTCCAGCATTATCGGATCCACCCCCGTTATCTGAAACTCGGCTGCCGCAAGACGGTCACGCAGATGCCCTGTACGGCCGGGCACAATTTTATCCGGGCGGAATCTCACCTTAAGCTGTCTTCCTTCCCGGTAAATACCTCTTTCCGCAATATCCAACTGCCGTTGATAAATGGTCTTGAAGTCACGGGACAGGGTTCTTTTGAAGAACTCCTCCCTCACTGGGTTCCATCCGTCACTCATTCCGTACTGAGTTTAAACGACACACTCCAACCGCTGTAATCCGTATAGAATCCTGTTTCCGGGGTAGTGGTCATCCGGTCAAGATTATGCATAAGACAGCACCCCCTGTTCCTGTCACCACGCATCACATTCTTGATGCTCTCGACAAGGGGTTGTGTATCTTCCAGCACCCGAACCGGACCACGGCGCTGCATATCCATACGGTCCATCAGAAATATAAGGCACAGGTTATCCTCCTCCACATTGTCCGGATCCGTACCTGTCTCCTGTGCGGACGGTACGACCACGAACAGAACCGGAAGCTCGTCAGAACTGATACTTTTCAGACAGTCGCTCATGTCCTGGTCCACATTCACTACTCTGACGGAATGTATGCCAGGTACACGCCGCATGACATCCTCATAATACTCACGATAGGTTTTCAAACTGATCATAGGCTCTATCTTTTGGAATGTAATTTTTCAAACTTCTTTCTGTAAAGGAAAATAAGGATATCCCAGAACGGTGTCGCCCTCACCTCTGCATAGTTCCCGAATGCCCCGTTCTCAGCGATATCCATCCCAATGCCTGTCCAGCCGGTATGGTCATCCGCTTCCGGCTTCTCATCTTTTCGGAAAAGAATCCGCAAGTCAACCGTTTCACCGTCAATCTCCAAAGGCTCCTCCCGGATGATGGCGAACACATTCATAAAAAACAGATAAGCATGAAGACAGAGTAGAATTGGCGGTTCCGCACCTTCCCTTCCCGTATAAAGAGCTTTTCCGAACTCCCGTAATATCATGTCCCTGTCGCCGCCACCCTCATCACCCATCCGTCTTACCAGTGCCATGCACTTGCAGAAGGTGTCAAAAGATACTCCGTTGAGCATGTCTTCCGGTCCGTGAAAGCCGTTCCATTCCGGAAGGAGGTTGATTCCGGTACTCAGGTCCAGCCGGAAAGATTTTCCCTCACGAATAACGAACGGATCCGTCAGGGACAACAGTGCCAGCGTTTCTTTCCATGTGGATGGAGGAAGATGCCCCATATCAACTGGGAGTGCCAGAAAAAGAGACAGAATTTTCAAACGTATCCCGGGTTCCGACAATATATGCTGGTTAGCCATGGTGGCGATCTCCAGATAACGGTAATACTGGGCAGGTGTCAGTTCCTCAAGCGTTTCCGGCACACTCACTTGTCTGTCCTGATAATATATTACACGCATAAAAATCAAAAGGTTATCCCCTTGCTTTGAAGCGTGGGGCCTGAAACATAGAAATCAACCTCCTCAGGCGCGGTGTCCAAAGCCGCCACCGTATCCTGCAATTCCTGAAGATACCGGTCGGCATCGGCCTGAAGACTGTCCGCCACACTTTTCCGCGCCTCTTTCTCTGCCCGTAACTTTTCCTTTACAGTTCCGGTCTGCTGCACCTGTACGATACCTTCCGGAATAACCTCTACAGGCAGGCGATCAACCGCTTTCTTGATGGCCAACAGTGCCAGAGGTCGCTGGCATTCCTCCAAAAGAGTGTCACATACGTCCGGATCCCTTCTGACAAGCCAATCAAACCGCTCCTTTCCGACAACAGGCAGAATGTCTGTACGCTGTATTTCACGCAGGATGGGAACCAGTATGAGAAATAGACGGTGGCTGCCGATATGATAGAACTCGTCAAACTCGTCCTTGGTACGGATGAGCAATCCGTCCATCTGTCTTTTAGCCAGGCTTTTTTCCCAGAAGTCAAACTGCTTCTCCTCCAAGAATCCTACCAGAGCATCCACCGACTCATACGCCAGATTAAGTATGTTCATTTCATCCTTATATTCCTGAAGGGCAGTCAGCCCCTTCTCATTCTCTCCCAGTTTCCTCTGCCTTCCGCTACCGCCATGCTGTGCATCCAACGTGGGAACAACCTTTACCCATGCGAAATATGCCACGGCACGCTGCGCCATGAATACAAGTTCCTCTTTCTCTGGATCCAGGTCTTCATCCCAATAAAGGTCGACTATCGCCGAAAGCACGTCCGCCCCGATAATACAGGTCAGCTGGCGTGCGGCCAAAGGCAGTACCGGCTTCCACTTGGAATAGTCCAGGCTGTCGGAAATCATTCCCAGCGCCGCGACAAGCTCCTGGCGCCCTTCTCCGTTTCTGTCGAATATCATTTTCATAACTTATATATTTTCTTTCATACGGTTTCCCGGCGACACGTTCTCTTCCTGACTCACCACATTCCTGTACAGTCCGATACGTATATCTGTTCCCGGCCAGTTAGCGTTGATATACTCCTGCACCGGCTTGCAGAGTATCATGTCCGGAATAGCCGTTTCAGACGCATTGTAGACCTTGATGGAATACAGTTTCTCGCTTCCACTGCTCAGTTTGTTTTCCAAAATGAGGTTCGCCAGCACTGGATCAATTCCGAACCCGGAGGTGGCAGCAGCGTCAGCCTTGTTGCTGATTCTAATCTGTGCCTCGATGTAATCCTTCACCTTCTTATCAATAGGAGTCACCTTCCATCCCTCAAAATCGTTGGCTTCATCGCTCCAGAACCGGGTGGTGTGCATATATTTTCCCACATTCTTCATCCCGGTAATACCTCCGGCAAATTTCTCCATGCATTCATCCTTGTAATCCTCCAGCATCTTGGCCGTATAGGTTTCCCCACGCTTGCGGCATACGGATTTCAAACGTTCCTCCGCCTTGTCCCAATACCCTTGTGGAGATTCTATATGCAGACTGAGCGCGCTGGAATTCAGATTATAGTTATGCAGTAATGGTGCCAAGGTACCGGCTATTTTCAGCCAGTCAAAGGCTCCTAGAAAACGCGGGGTACTAACAAAATCCTTACAGAAGGAATAGATGTTGTAATATCTGGCCGACACCGGATATCGGAAAGGATCTGCCGGATCAAACATGGGATACCTCTCCATATATTCAGGATCCGGGAAAGGGAAATCTCCCACGACAATGCCTTCCGGATCATTTTTCCCAGGGGGAGGGTACAACAGTCTGGCACGCTGGTAAGGGATATGCTCCAACCTTAGTAGCTTCCCCCGCCCGCCAATACGGGGCGCACGGTTGCGGACAAACTTGATAAAGAAGCCCTGCATGTGGGTGAGATCAACCAGACAACGGTGCATACAAATCCGATAATCCCAGGAAGACATGTCCGACTCAATATCAGGTGCAAGCACCCATTTTTTGTAGAAACGGTTGTCCGTATCATCAATTGCATCCTCATAGAACCGGGGACCGTCCCCCCATTGCAGACCGGCAATCTTGCCAAGAATACCCTCGCCGGCATAGAACCGGTCAAGCAGGCGCATGACCTCTCCGGGCATGTCATTGTTATCCCCCATCGGAACGATATCATATCCGGCCACACTCATTTTCCTCGTGAAACAGGTGTTACGGTTATGGTTCAGCATGATACTGGAAGGTTCCCATCCCTTACCACGTCCTGAAATGTCAAAGGAATAAAGCGATCCATTGCCGGGGTCCACAAAGCCGAAATTTCCGCTACGTCTTACCTCCATATTACAAAACTGTTTTCTGTCCGTTAAATTCCACTACCAGAATCTGCCAGCAGTTCAATGCGTTGCCTGTTTCCGTATCGACAAGAAACAGTTTATGACTGGCATTTTCTATTTTTTCATCAGAAGCCTTGGAACGAAGTCTGGCCGCTTTCAAAAACACCAGATCACCGCCAGACTGTTTCTGACGGTTGTATTTCCGGAATTTGATACTGAATGTCCCTTCAGCTTTGCTCACCGCTTTCATCTCCTCGACTGCGGTATATAAATTAATTTGTCCCATATTCGCTATTTTTCAAGCAAATATGGGACAAATGCAATATGGGATAAAGGACAGGACTACTTGCTTTGTGGATGCAATTTCTCTATCAGTCCTGCATAGAACCGAAAGAATTGCACCAAATCCAGATTTCTTTTCAAATTGTCCGGTTCCATCAACTCAAAGTCATCCAACAGAATATCCGTCAATTTCTCCGTATGCTCCCGAAAGGAACCGGGCTCATGATCCTGTATATTAGCCAGCGCATCTATCACTTGATCTGTTATGACAGCATTCGGGTTAAATCCTTCTTCTTTCATTTCAGGCCTCCTTCCAATATTTTAGGGTTTGTAGATTCACAGAAACGGAACTCGCCGCGTACTGGATAAATATGAACTATGAAGACAGTATTATACGGATTCTTATCGGGATAGACCTCAATATGTATATCATTGTTTCTGGAAACATCCACACGAAGCGGTTTGGTTCTTGGAAACTCTTCATCCAACATGGACGCTTTGGCACGAATACTCTCAATAAAGGCATCACGTGACAGTTCATCAGGAATCAATACATGAGTGAAAGTGGAAATCCACTGGTTCATAGCCCTGCCTTTATTGTTGACAGACAGGTAAGTTTTGGGCTCATCAATAAAGAATTTCATTTCAGCCCTCCTTTCTTGCAAAGATGTAATGACACAACAAACCAAGCCAGGCAAAGCAATGCAGGAACAGCCGACACAAAACCGGCACATACCAATGCAGAAAAAGCTAAGGAAGCATGAGCCATAAGGCACACCTGACGGTTAGACACTGATTCTTCAAGTACGGAAGAAAATAATTGATTTTCACGGTTCAGCCACATAGTTAGGACTGACGATTTGCTCACGACATTTATGTCGGTAGCAGGAATTGAAGCTGTTTGTTTCATACGGATTGATTGCTTTAGCGTTTCGGCAATAATAGAACGCAAGAACGGCCGCCGTTTCCCGAGTTCGCTAAAACAATCAATCCGTAGTCACTCCGTAGAGCAATTAAGTTGATGGGAAAGGCAGCCGTAACTTTTGCACAACAAGTTGTGACTTCTACAATCTCCTATATATCATTTTGCTGACATCTGCAAAATGAACCTGTATGGGCATAAAAAAAGCCCATTAAACTATCATGAGCATTAACCGCGCTCTACGTTCCTGACCAACAGAATTGAATTGTTTTAGCACTGCAAATATGAGGATTATTTTTTAATCCACAAACTTTTTGGGATTTTTTTTGAAGGCGGAGCACTGTCAGTGCCATGAAGGTAAGAGAAGCATGAGCCATAAGGCACATCTGACGGTTAGTAAACTTTCTTCCGAAATGAAAATTCTCTGATTTCAGTCATATAGCTGACCTCTCCACTGCTCTTACGGATAACGATAAATAATTAAGTGATTAAGAAACAACCACAAAAAAGCCCCGAACTTAAATAGTACGAGGCATAAAATCTTAAATGTCATTCATTTATAGGTACATAAAATGTAGTTTTTGACGGAGTATAGATACCACAAGTAATAACCTCCAAAAAACCATTTAAAAAAGTATGGTGGTTTTTGATTGCATACTTCTGACGATCCCCAACATATTGCTTGATATCTTTCTTGTTTGATGCTGGTGATATCAACCCGAAAAGAAAATGATTGTTTGTCTTTGAGTTCAAAACTCTTTTAGGTTCGTCAACTTCCATGCCACCTACATACAATTGAGAACTATAACATGAAGACAACAATAAAGATAATGTGCTAACTAATACTAAAAGCATTACTTTTTTCATGATTTTGTTTTTTACGAGATTATTATTTAATTGGAACAGCAAATGTAATGATAATATCCAACAACCAGGCATTTACTAATGGATTTTTACTAGTCTTATAGCAAAATTCAATTTAATAAATTATGAATGAGGAAGAGCACATCCAGTGAGAAAAAATGATAATAACCAGTTTAATATCCATTTTACCTGATCTGACAACAGAACTCCTACTATAAAGCTGACAATACTACATACCATATTTGCTGATTTCAAGTAATTGGAAACAATCGTTGATTTCTTTACTTTTGAATCCAAAACCTTTGCTTTTTCATTATCAACCTGTTGTCTCCTCTTCGCTTCAACATATTTAAGATAATTCCCATAACACAGAAATGCGTCCCCCGCCTCTTTTGTCACGACAAAGCTTTCCCCCTCTCTTTTTATCATCCCTTCTGATTCTAACTGCATTAAAGCCGTGTCAAATAAATATTGTTGTTCCTTACCCTTGTAGAATCGTTTTATATCCTCTATCGGCACTCGATAATAAAACATTGCCAATATTTGTGATTTATCTTTATCGTAGGGTCTCATACATTAAATGGTGAATCCCTTATCAAAACGCGCCCAAAGGTATTAGTGTAACCTTAACCCGATTTTACGGATTACGTTTTGAAAAGGGGTTCATGTCCTGTTTCACCAATTTTTATGACTCTAATTTTGAGGGCATCACAAATGTATGAATAATATTCAACATTCCGAATTTTCTAGCGGATTTTTATTACCTTTGCTGATGCATCAAAAATATGAACCATGACAAAAGAACAGGAAGATATCAAGCAGTTACAAAAAGAGGTAAGCCTTATTTGTATGCACCTTTATCAGATCAAAAAGCTGATAATAAACAGTCTAATATTCCTTTTGCTTGGTCTGATAACAGGACTTCTGTTATAAATGCACATCCTGTTCACAGATTTTAATATCAGGCAGCCAAATCTGAAACATCTTTTTTACCTTGTTTACACAGCATTATATCAGTATAACAGCTACTGTAATTCACACAGGCATTGAATTCCACTTTCACACAATCCTTAAAAGGATTACCGATTGAGGGATTATCCCCAATCCAACTGCATAATTCAAGAATGGAAGATTTATTGGATGTAAAATACACAAACGAATGCTCCTTCAGAACATGCAGGACATTCAGATAATCAGCCAGATGCCAGTACATTTTATATGTTCCGACTTCTGTACTTAAATAAGGGGGATCAACCAGGAAAACCACCCCCAGAACATCCTTGTAACGTTTGAACACTTCCTTATAATCTTCACTGACAATGGTTAGTCCTTCCAGATAATCCTTCGCATCGGAATAGTCAGTCCGGTGGATAGTGTTATAAAACGTTTCTTTCCTCATATTATCCAGATTCAGCACATATTTCATGGAAAACAACAGGGATGACGACAATGTGATATAATCAACGTAGCCATGTTCCTTTTCCTCCTTTTCAATACGAGCCAATATTCTTTCACGGGCTTCACCGGTTATACGTTTCTTTCTGGGGAGTTCCGCTGTTATCCTTCGCAAATCTGCCAGCAACTGATTGGTATTCGGTATATTGTCAAGCCGTTGCCGGTAGTTGTCGAAATCATTATATACCACAACAGCATCAGGTCTTACCCGTTTGGTGATGTGGGACAGCAGCCCCGATCCGCCAAAAAGATCCACAAAAACGGTACTGTCTGGGAATCGGTCCAATACTTTGATGAATTCTTTGGCAAACATACGTTTCTGCCCCACAAACGGAAGCGGGGCAGACAGATACATATTTCTCATGTTACTTTCCATTTAAAAAAACGCCGCAAAGATCTTCTGAATTTATGAGAAACAGGCAGGATCAGGAGCGTTACCCACTGCACGACACATGCAGCAGATCAGACATTCAGTTCGAAACGGACAGTTTCGTCACCAGCAAGCAGTGCACGGGTACTCGGGATATTGTTCTCGTAAATATGTACATTTCCCAAATAGAGGGTGATCGACTTCAGGGGAAGTTCTATCTGCCGTGCCATCAGGTACAGATGATAAATGTCAGCAGGCAATCCGAGATTTGCATCACTGCTACGCTGGTATGCGGACAACACCAGTTCTCCATTGTCAATCTGAAACTGCACCAGGCTCAGGCAGGGTGTCTGGTTGCTTTCCACACCGGTCTCACCTAGGAAAAGCACATAATTCTTACTGTTACGTTTCTCCCTGTTGATTTTGTCTATGAGTGGCGGCAGCTTCTCAAAATAGGTGGGATAAGAGTTCACAAGAATGGATCCGCAATAATCCCACCAGTTGATACCTGCTTCGCGGTATTTTTCCACCTGGCGCTCACCCTGCATAAACAAATGCAGTTCATTACGAAGCTTCTTGCGGGCAATATGATGCCCTTCAAAGATGTCCAACAGATCCGCTGGTGTAAGTACCAGAACCTCATTCAGAAGGTACTGTATGTTCCCCTTCCTGTTTGATTGCGTTTTTCCTGTGGCAAGTATCTTGTCTAGTACCTGATAATACTTGTTCATAGCCATTCCTCTTTATAAAAATGAAACATCCTAAAGATAGGAGAAACAGCACAGTCCGCCTGATAAAACAGCCCGTTCATACTGCAAACGTCTTACAGTCACTCCGAAACCGCTTAACCAGGGCATAAATCGTCCTCTCGCTAACCGAATATTTTTCAGAAAGCACGGCAACGACATAAGATACTTTCTCTCCTTGGCTTGTCCGGTACATGTATTCCGAATATAACTCCACATACTGGACATCCTCCAGACGGACACCCGCCTCCTGCAACTTTTTCAGTAGCTCACGATTAAAGTTTATTATCTCTATCACTTTCATACAATAATATTTGATTATCTTTGCGTCATCTCACTCACATAACATACAAAATGCGTCACACCGCAGCAGAGGGTATTTGCCCCCGGCTGTGCGGTGTGACGCATCTTTGTGTAAGTATGTGGGTGAGATAACTACTTACAGGCCGGGGGTTCTTTTTTGCCTTCCCCCGCAAGGCATTTCACAAGATCCAGTGAAAAACCATCCAAAAAATGACTGATTTTCCCCTTATTTTCGTATTTATCATTCAAAATGTGCGTATTTCAGCCTTGAATTTTGCTGTAAGAGCACATAAATATCTAGTTTTCAATAAATAACACCATAAAACCAAAATCTTTAAAACCATGTCTCTTGTTTCCGTGCGGGCCGCTCAGAAGTCCCGGGGCAATTGCCCCAGGCAATTTTCGTGAAATATGACAGAGAAAAACGGCGGGATGCCTGGTACGGACAGAAATCACTCCTCAAAACCGGGAATATAGGGATTTGCATTATTGCCACGGGCAATACGGACAATGCGACGCCAGTTTCTGCGCATCATCAGGTATTTGAAAGCGTCACTGAAATTGGTAGAAAACATGGGAAGTTTCTTCGGGGCAAGCTTTTCACTCTTCTTGATCTTGAACACCACCTTGGTTTCACCCTTATAGCGGATGCCGGCTGGGGCTTTCTCAACACTGCTGACCATTTCACGGCAATTCACCGCATCAACCAGCAATCGGGGCAATTGCCCATTCTCTCCCTTCATCAACTCCTGCATGAATCCGTATTCCTCCGACTGGGGGATGATACTCTGTCTGCGGCTCATCAGAATGACGGTCCATCCGGTCCGCCGACCATCGGCATCCTTCTCTATGGCATCCTTTATCTTCCTGGCATAATCCTCCCCCTGTCTTTCAAAATTATTGCCGGCCCGGTCATAATACAACGACAGTTCCTTACATTCATGTGAAGCAAAGAAATCCAAGAACTGGTCAGCCAGCTCACGGAACCACCCGGGAGGTATCTCGAAAAAGTTTTTGTGGCATCGGTAATACGCTCCGTCTTCCTGCCCAATCACGAATGAAAGCATGTTGCCGAAGTCCATACCGCCATCCAAAGGTTCATCATGCCGCAGATAGCGCAACTCCCGACTATTTTCCGCCGGCTCTCCTCCGGGACTTCCGTCGTAATACTTATGCCTTTGCCCGAACAGCACATAGAAACGGACATCACGCCGGAGACCGGGCCGCATACCCAGCACCGACTTGCAGAACTCATGCAGTTCAAGAGTACCTTGATATAAGTTTCGTATATATTCCGGGGTCAGGATATCAACATTGACCAGAGAGGATGCGTTAAGAAAAAAGGTTTGTCCGCGGCGCAATTTGCGCAAGGCCCGATCATAATAATCTATTTTCCTTTCCAGACGCGCCAGCACGGAGTGACTGGGATTGTCTTTCTTCTGCTCGCGCAGTTGCTTCAACAGCAGCCCGTTCCGTTCAAAAGCCGCCTGTACAATCAGAATTATACGATCTGGATCCATATTGGGTGCATAACGGAAATACCAGTCATATTCCCCCTCGTTGACATCCGGCATATCAGTGGTGATCGTCAGACCAAGAAACAGATGCGATGCCCCGTAAGTGAGAGAATCGCCACGTAGAACAGGCATGGCACGGTTCACCTTCTCGTCCTTGTCATATTTTGACTCGTCATAAAACAGATGGACCACCGATTTGCCGGCAAGCAGTGAAGGGTTATCCAGCGAACCCATAAAAATAACACTGCCATTCCAGAAGGAATAGCAGTTCCGGTAATCATTGACAATTATGGAGCATTTCGCCTTCCAGGAGGCCGGCGGTTCCTTTCCACGGATATAATGCACCCCCTCGTACAGCCCCATCATTTCCCATCCCTTCTGTACGGCGGGCATGATGTTGTCCTTCAGATTGGCATAAGTGTTGGCGACAAAAGCGAAAGGCGCACCGGGCATTTCCCAGATACACCTGTATGAACGTCTGGACTGTATGACCGTACTCTTGGACATACCACGCCCGGCTATGACAACCAAAATGGTCGTATCCACGAAATCGGTCAGCATCTGGACATTATGGCTGAATTTTACATCCACATCCTCATCATTCGCTATCTTCCTCGCTAAATTCCTCGATATCATAAATCATACGTTTTTTCAAATCAAACTTTCTTATCCGTGCGTCCTCTTTCAGATTATCACGCACAGCAACAGGTATCTCCGGTATCGAGTCGATGAAACCCTCCAGTTCCTTTCTATCAATGGCGGGAACGCCCAGATCCTCACGGTTGGCCGTATAGATATCAACCTTTTTCTGGTTTAGAAGCTCTTCCGGTATCTCCGCCTGTTCCTTCCTGAAGCATCTGCGGTATTCACCGGCAAGTTTCAACAAGGCCCTTGCCTCCTTGATCTTGCCGGCCAGGAAAGCGGCGTCCGCCCACTTCTCGGCACGCTCGGCATACAGGGCAGCAAACGCCTCCGGACGGATGTTGTCTTGGGTATAGAAAAAATTGATGCTGTCATTATACACCTGCCGGGCCATCCAGTCGGACAGGCTGTACGGCTCCGACTTCAGCAGCCTGATTATTCCTGCCTTTGTCACCATCCTGCCGTTAGTGAAACGCATCCTGGCACGCAGACCACGTACCATCTCCATTAGAGAGAAATACTCCCTCTCTTCCGGACGCAAAGAATCCAGCGTTCCGGTGGAAAGAATGCGCTGGATCTGATTCAGATCAACCTTTTCAAAGTCCACTCTTGAAGGTCTGACCGGCAATTCACTCATATTCATCCATATCTTTTAACAGATTCTCAAACAAACGGCGTTCCTGGATCTCCGTTAGCAGCTTAACGGCATCAATATTCCCGTCCTCAGCTGCTTCGTGCAGCTTTATCTCGGGAGCGATCCGTGAGACAAGCACGCCTTCACGGATCAGCCCTCGAATGGTGGTTCCTGGAATACCGGCGTCATATACAAAAAGAAAGCATTCAGAAGCGTCAAGGCCAAGATAGGCGGCAATATCCTCCGGCGCATAACCTAAAGAGGCCATGCGGCGAACATCATTTTTTTGCTCTCCAGTTAGAGCCAGGCTGTCAGGGGGAATATCATTCATAAGATAATTTGTTCAAACATTCTTCTAGGTACGCCAACTCGCATTTTTTTGCAGACAGTAAATGGGCAAACTCGCCACGGTCACAAGGGTGGGAGAAATGCTCCATTTTCAGGAGTAGCCCATTGATCCCGTCCTCCAGCGTCCCCTTCCGAAATATCAGTTTTTTTTTCTGTTTTCCAGTTCCTTTTCGGCGGCCGATTTCATAGATTCCCATTTATCCACTGCCGCCAATGCCTTCGCACGTTCCTCCTCACCTTCAACGGTTTCAAGCTTCTTCTTCCATTTGGACACGTTGCTGGCCGCATTCTTACGGATATTCATCACCTCAAGATCACTTTTGTTGGAAAGCTCGTCAGAAGCTAGATAGACGGCAATACGGGGATGTTTCCCGAGCAGCACATGATTGTCACGGTAATATTCCAACTCCTCCCAGATACTCCGGTCCTCCAGGTAATTCTCCACAGTTGTTTTGGCTATGGCAAATGCCTGTTCCAGCTCAACGTCATCCGGCAGTTCCCCCAGTTCCCTGAAAGTTTTTAGATAAAGGTCATAGGCCGTGAACATATCGGCAACCAGTATTTTCAGTACATCCGGACAATCCGGAGAGTTGAGGAAGGGGAAACGGTCACGGAAACGGATCACATTTTCCACAACCGGGGTAACAGGAACATTCACTGCGGTTTTCTCAGCCTTGATCTCTTCCACCACTATAGAAGCTGAAGATATGTGGGGAGAGTCCACTGCCTTCCGTTGCATTGTCCTGAAAGCCGTTTCCGAAATTCCGGCAAGCTTGCGCAGTTCCTCCATCAAGGTGGCACGAAGCAGGTCTGTTTCGGCATTCCGCCGGAAAGTGGCTTTCAGCATCAGATTAAGCCCGTACTCCTCGTACAAAGCAATCCCCTCACGATACGGACGGGGACCGCTCAGATAAGCAATAATTTTTTCTTTCATACGATAAAATTTACAATGTACCATACAAAGAAAAAGCCCGGCAATTGCCGGGCAAAAGACAGGTCGAATAAAAACAGCTTTCAATAAGAAAGTCTGAGTGAACCTATTTTTTGAGAAATGTCTTTCAGCGCATGATTGAATCTGTCCAACTCCTCTTTCAGTTCCCCATGGATGTGGTGAACACTGTTAATACTATATTGCCGCATCTGATCAAAACTGCGCCACCTCGTAATACTTGAAGAAATAATACAATGCCACCTTATGCCATTTGGTCAGGTCCTTGTCTCCGGAAAGTATGGACGATACCGTACATTTGTCAATCCCGGTATAATTACTTAGGTGCTTGGCCTTCAGCCCTAATTTTTCCATACGTTTCCTGACCCATTCGACAGTAATGCCGTCAATATCCTTGCGGTCAAAATTAACAGCGGAAACTGTCAGTTTCCAGTCTTCCGGAATCTCACCTTTAAACATTTCCCGGACACGCTCGTGAAGTTCCTTTTTGGAAAGGAACTGTCCATTCACCAGATCCTTCTGCTCCGCACGGACAATCAGACGGCCTTCGGAGAAGGAAACAATTTCAATTACAATATGCGCCATACGTGCATACTGTCTGGCAAACTCATCAAGTCTCTTTTTAACCTCTGGAGAAAGAGGAAGTAAATCCAAATTTTTCATACTGCATCAATTTACGATTGATTATCGGAATATTTGTTTTTAATCTGTAAAAGGAAGGGCCGAAGCCCTTCCCGTCACAATTTGACAAGTCTTAAATGCGTCAGGTCGAAAATCGCGATCTGCCTGTTTTCACGTCCGAAGCGCTTGGCTGCTTCCAGATCTGTGAAAATCCGGATGCTGTCGAAATAAAACTGTCCGTTTTCTTCATTCAGCCATCCGCCGACTTTCCTTTCGTGCTCTAAAGCATGGTTAAGAACTCTTCTCAGACCATCTTCCCCGAAACTGTCCTGAGTTTCAAGATAAGCGACTGAGATGCCTTTTGTGACCTTTTTTAAGGTTGTAAGGTCAACCGTGAACCCTTCCGGGTTCTGTCTTGCTATCTCCTGGATAGCCTTGAACAATTGTTCCATAATTAAAAGAACTTATGCGGACGTCACCCGCGTTTGTTATGACACTGCAAATATACGAAAAAGTTTGTTACTGGCAAACTTTTTCGTATATTTGAATAATAAAAAAAAGCGGAACCGAAGCCCCGCTTTCCTGAAATAATGAAACCTCACTAAAATAAGAATATGACTTATGCCTGATAACGGCTCTGCTCAATCCATGTACATGTACCGGAACCGGATTCAAAAGCCTGAAGGGTTATCTGGCTGCCCGGACTAGCGGTGAAGGTTTCTCCGCCACGCAGCAGGAACTGGCCGCCGTGAGCAATTGTCGGAGCCACGCCTGACGCTACACCCAGCAGGGTCATCACTGCACCATGCCGTCCGCCGGTCACTTTATTTATTTCCGCTTCACCACCCTGAAGCTGATATTGCCCTTCCGCCGTAAACGGGATGGTAGTGGCAGACGCGCTCACACTCGCCACCGGTTCTTCCGAAGGAACAGTACCCTTATAAATGGCGATGTCATCCCCTTTACTGATCTGGGTAAAAGTGAATTCAGAGGAGTTGGCATCCTTGTTACCGGTATAATTGACTCCCATCTGCATGGGATTGCAGGGAGAACCGAACAGATCCTTGTCCTGACCGTCACAGTAGCTCATTATCACGATACATTTCCGACCGAGCCAGTTGGTCTTGAACTCACGGACCGCTTGCTTGTTTCCCGGATGGTTCCCCTTGACCGTAGGGGTGAAACCAAGTGCGTCAGGATCTCCGTCTGTATTGCTTGTAACCTCCACGGTACCGGGAGTGAAATAGATGTCAGTAGAATAACATCCAGGCTTCAATTGTATGTTCTCGGTCATCAACACACCGGCCGAGTCACGTGCCGGGAACACCAGAATATCATCCACATCAATGATACTCATCATGTCGCGCGGGTTGATCCCTTTACCCGGATTACCTTCCGGGCGCTTCACTGCTCTTTTAACGTATGCCATAATTATAACAATTTAAAATGAATAACAGGGGCGGATTACTCCGCCCGTAAATTTAACCACGTGCCACCTCATAGAATTTGCCACCTGCATAAGTCAGCATGATAAATTTGCCGGCGCTGAGCGTCATGGCATCAGTCAGGACAAAATTACCACTATTATCGATAGTGGACGCATTCGTATTCCCGGCCCCGTGAATGGTATACACCTCACCTTCCACCGCATCTGTGAAATTCGTGATTGCCGTCGCTTTGGTATTGGTTCCCGTTACGAACACCGTCGCACCTGCCAAGGATGGAGTGGTTGCATCGTTGGCGAACTGTAATGCACCGGAAGCTGCCGTATCACGTCCGATTTCGATGAATTTCCCGTCAGAACGTTTCATCAGACGTATGGTGTCCCCTTTCTTCGGTATCCAGTCGGCACTGATCAAGCTGAACTTATCGGATTTGGTGATCTTTACCCCCTTGTCCTCGCTGCCACACTTGATGGTGACAATCTTACCCACTTCGGCGTTCTCAATATCCGTAATGGTGAACAGGCTGGTGTTGGCCACGGTCTGTACACTGGTATGCAGGGCTACGTTCGGGTTTTTGTCCTTCTCCCCGTCAATGAAGGAAGATGCAGGCCGGTCATACTCGTTACAGAAGATCATCTGGCGGCTGCCGTCCATATCCTCTTTTTTCCTATATTTGATGTAGTCTGAAGGTATTTAATTGACTACAAATAGATTAAAAGAAA